CAAAGCCAAGCAAGACAAGTTCGTGGATGTGGTACAGCAGATCAGCAGTCCTACCAAGGCTGATCGACTTGCTGCGCAGCTTGCATTGAACAATACCGACGCCGTAGTTAGGTGATCCGCATAAAACGTGGGTCCCTGTTTTCATGCACTTTTGCCTGTTTTTGGTAACCGCTTGTTTTGCCTAGGAATTAATCTGGATTTTGTTGTTGTCAAGACCACTGTAATTTAGGATAATGGTCCCAACACAACGAGGAATAGTTCATATGTTTTCAGTATATCAGTTTTCACTCAGCAGCGAAGCTTCTGACGCAGTTAATGATCTTGGTTGGGTTGATGCCGAGAAGCAGTTTCCCGAAGTAGCTATTCACCGACATGTATTGTTCTCAGGTGGTTCTGAGAAGTTTCAGTCTTGGATGGGTAGTCACTACATGCTGGTCAATCAGTATGACGTAGCTGACCTCAACGCTGTGTTCCATGACGGTAACGTCAAGGAGCGTCCAGCTGGGATGCGTTCAATTAGCATCGGTGATATCATTGTCGATGACCAAGGAGCTGCTTGGATGGTTGACTTCGATGGATTCAATTTCGTCGACGCATTTAATTTGGAGGAGGCTGCTTAATGACTGCATTCGTTAAAGACCAATTTGTTTGGGATGGTTCGTACTTAATGTACAATGGTAACCACGACCTGGCTCGTAACATGGAAGAGGTGCATCCTGACTGCCATCCATCTTGGATTGGTAAGCCAAAGCCTACCTTCGTTGCTCGGTTCAAGTATGGTCCGTACAAGCCCTGGAAGGCATGGGTCAACTTCTTGGTGAAAAATGTATCAGTTGAGCAGTACGTATTGGCTGAGAGAGAACTACATCCTGTCGGTGCAATGCAGCAATTTGGTTATAAGGGGAAAGTGTAATGAAGTTAGATATTATTGGTTTCATGTTAAAGCACGGTCATGTGCTCGTCGACGATGATCGAACAGACGAGCTGTTCCTGTTGTCGTACTGGATGCGTCACCACGAGCTTTGTTTCGAGGAGGTGCAATGAAAGCTTCGGAAAAAATCCAACGTCGGTTAGACGTCACTGGGGTATGGCGATGGGACGCCCGCCAAGGTACCATATTGTGCAACGCTGTCCCACCTTCGGGCGCGCCTACAACTGTGGTCGCGTTGGATATGTATCGGGATCTAGTTGCTGCAATAAAACGGCGAGAGACTTTGGACGATGTGATCAAGTCCATGGAAGATTTCCTGGCACAACAAGACGTAGTTGCTCCGGCAACCGATACATCTGCTGCCATGAGGGATATGCAGGAGGAGATTAACTATCTCCAGGATCAAAACAAAATGCTTATTGACAGACTTGAGGGGCCACTCGTATGAGTAATCACATATTTGCAACCGATGTTGAAGTAGTGCTTGAAGAAGCGCTTCGGGATCCAGAGCTTCGATTTCGCGATGGTGAGGTTGATTGGGATAACATTACAGCGTACTGTATTGACCAGTTTGAACAGCAGTTTGCTGAACAAGTGGAATATATTATTGATTGGCTTGATGTTGAGGTGCCAGCCATATGACAGACTTTGAGCTGGCAGTGACTTCAGTTGTATGTTTTGTAATAGTATCGGTTGTGATACTTTTACTTAATGATGTTGAGAGCGAATAACGGGAGAGAGTCTATGAGTAATCTTTGGTACGATATGATGGTTGACCGATGTCTTGATCAAGTTGACGAGCTCGGCGACCAGGAAGTGTTAGAGTTGGTTCGTGATCACGTTGATGGGGACGTTGTCAACATGGACGAGGCTCGTGACCTTGCTGCTGACTATCTGTTTGGTTTGGAGATGGCAGATGAATGATGCACCTCCAGCTAGTGTGTGGCTCGTCACATACAAAGGACAGACTGAGGATCCATATGAGTGGATGAGCTTTAGTTTGTGGGATGCTCACATGTACAAGACTGAGCTCGAGCAAAAGTTTCCGAATCGCGAGTGGACTGTCGAGGAGAAGGATGTCTCATAAATAGTATGATGGATACCAAGAAAACAACCCGCAACCTCGTCGCTAAGCATGCCCGTACTTTTAACAAGGCAACGGTTCATGCCGATCGTAAAAAAGCAGCGAGGAGGGGTAAGGTAAAGCATAAGGGCTCGCAGTATGAAGTTTAATTACAGAGTTTGTTTTCGTCCATCAGTTAGTCCGACTCATCAGATTCACGAAGTGTACTACGATGATAGAGGACGAGTAAAATATTATGACCCACAGCCGGCAGTAGGCTTTGGGGACGATTCTGATGAGTTGTATGAACAAGCGGCTAGCATGTGGAAGGCTTTCGATCACGAGACCCTCGACTTGGACCGATTGGATCGCAAAATACAGCGGTTGTCGATGAAAGACAGTCATCGAGGAAATGGATCAGAAAGTGGCAAAAAGGCATAAAAAAAGGTCCGCCTTTATCCCTTGTAACTCTTTGATGTTGCAGGGGTTTTTTTTGCCTGCTAGATCAAGGGGTTACAGCTTGAGGTTACCCGATAGCTCCCGTATAATGTCCCTATTGAATGAGAAATTGAGCGGACGACGATATTATGAGCATCACACTAGAACAACTCCAAGACCGACGCGAAGCACGCAACCCTGCGCAGTGGGACTGGCGTGTCCTTGACACTGAGTGTCACATGGCGGGCAACTCGCCCATCCTCAACCTCAAGTTCGAGCGCACCATCAAGCCTGCTCGAACCAACCGTCTTATCCGATGGATGCTTGTTAAGTCGAAGACACGTCAGATGAGGGCAGTTGGGCGCAAGAAGTTTGTGACTCGCACCAAGATCAACAACCTACGAGGTATGCGTTAATGGATATTCATACACTAACAGCGTTGGTTGATGGTCTGTCCGTCAGTGTTGATGGAAAGACAGAGAGTGTTCAGAACATGGCTGCTGGCTTACTTGATCCTCGTTACAACTACGAGGTAGGCCATCTAGCTGGAATGAAGCTGGCACTGGCAATGATCAAGGATCAGCTTGAGAAAGAGACCGCTTTTCGTAATGGAGATTTATATGAAGGATGATACTCGGGATACCATTGTTGGTATTGTTGTATTAGTAGGATTGGGACTTATGTTGGGTATTGGATTGGGGATGGCTATATGAATATTATTGACCCGAAGTTGACGTTTCAGATTGAGCAATTGTTTGACGAGTTGGTTCCTCCATCGGGCAAGGCTGATAGTATTGCTGGTGAGATCATTCGTGCTGCAGCCAAGCTTCGTTATGATTTTTACAATAACGGAATGGGCAATAACACCTCGGGTGCCGTCAACTTGTTAAAGAAGTATGATGTCATTGAGGACACTACTTACAACAATATCTGGAAATTCACTCGTGGTAGGATATACAATGGTGACTACAATCTGGATGATCCTCTGCACGAGAGCATTGAGGAGATGACAGCGAATGCTGTTACGTTTGTCCTCAACAACCCTATTCTTCGCGATGACATATACGAAGTGATTGATATGTTCGATCTCGAGGAAGAAGAGGAGGAGTGCTATCAATGATGTCATTGAAAGGTTATGTGCTAGCAACCTACGATCAGCTAGTAGAAGTGTTGGGTGAGCCTGACTACCTCTCTCCTGGTCCGACAGAGTGTTACAATGACGACAAGGTTGAGACTGAGTGGGAGTTTGTCAGCGGAGGGGCTGGTCGAATATCCATTTACGACTGGAAGCAGTATGATGGTGGGCGCACTAGTCGCAACGGACAAGTATATCGCTGGCACATTGGTGCATCGTCCAGCTTTGCTGTTGACGATCTGATTGATCTAGGTCTGGAGGCACATTATGCATCCATCTAGCAGCCGGGAACATCATCAGGCTCTCAAAATAGTGCGGTGCCAAGATCCTCTCAAATGGTACAGTAGGTTTGTGGGCAAGCATGTTCCTTTGATTGCTGCGGAAGGTACTGAGTATCGGTCTCGCGAGCCTGCTGGTTATACCAACTTCGTAGCATACAATGATGCAGTTGTTGTTGAGATGCTAGACCACATCGAATACTATTAGGAGGTAACATGGAGCTTTACGAAGTAGCGAATGGCACCAAGCGAGAGTTCTTTAAGTCTAAACAAACTGCTAGGGATATGGCTGACTGGATGTACGATCACGAATTTGATGGCATTCCGTTTGTACACCATCATGTGTTCGGTGATGTGGACGAGCTTGTTGAGTTTCTCAATGGGTTCAAGCGTGGCAACTCTGATCGAGCTAAATAATAGTATGCACGTAACGATTAAGAACGTCCCGTGGAAGTTCAAGCATGGCCTGATAAGGAAGTGCTGTCGTTTCGTATTGTCCCAGTTTCTCTCTCCTCAAAAGCTCGTTCATATCGAAATCGAGGTCGTTGGCACTAAAGGCTTGATGCGCGAGCAAGGTGCAATGGGGTTCTGTTCGATAAGTGATGATCACTTTGGTAGCGGTAAGAGGTCCCCAGTGTGGTTCTTAATAGAACTAGACACCGAGATGGATTTCAATACCCTGTTTCAAATTCTGTGCCACGAGCTTGTACATGTCAAGCAGTATGCGTCGAAAGAGCTGAGAGAGACATACTATCCCAAGTACCGTAAGACCTGGAAAGGTAAAGACATTACTGACCGGTACTATAGTAACAGTCCTCATGAACAAGAGGCCTATCGCAAAGAGATGACTCTGCGCGAACAATTCTTCGAATTAGGAGTGTAACGTGGATCCATTTCTACATACTTTTATATCCGTATGCCTATTGGCTGTTTTCTTTTACAGCGGATATGTGTATGCTTGGTACAAGCTTAGGCAAAATATTATTGCGCAGGTCGCTGAGGCTATGACGAATGTTCGTATTGTGATGGAAGATGATGATGAAGATACTGAGAGAAAAGACTGATTGGGGTGAATATGACGTTGGTAGTCACATCTACCACGTTGATGACAATGGGTGGCTCGTAGCGTTTGACAATGGCAGTGGTCTAGTTACATTCAAGAATCCATTGAAAACCTTTAGTAAGACGCGCCGTAAGTTTGAGACCATCGAGTACCTTCCGGAGGATCTGGAGCCAGGCGCAAAGCGTGTTGTAGGATCTCGGGGTGCAGTATACATTGTGCACAACGGTAGTTGTACATGTAGTGGGTTTAAGTTTCGTGGGAGATGTAAGCATGTCGAAGCAGCTTGAAGAACTAACACCTGAAGAGGTGGTCCGAATTAAACTAGTATCTACTATCAACTGGGAAGTAGTTGATCGGTGGCGTAGCAAGTTCAGTTACAAGACCAACGAAGAGATGGTATGGGACTGGGTGTTCAACCAGCAAGAAATACTCTCTCGAGGCCTCAAAGCTAAACCTTATCCCTTTCATCGCCATGTCCGGCTCAACCTGGACAAGATGGCATTCACTGGCGTCACTGATGTACAGTCTGTTATTGATCAAGGTCTTAAACTGACTAGTGCTCAGCTGAAGCAACTCAAGGAGACAATGTTAGATGATGAAGATGCCGACCACGACGATGGCTGAGATAATGACCAGCCAAAAGTTCTCGTTGTTAATCGAACAAATAGTGCTTGACAAAAAATGCAATTACATGGATGCTATAGTCTTGTATTGTGAGAAGAACGGAATGGAGATCGAGAGTGCAGCCAAGCTGTGCAACGTTAGGATCAAGCAGCAGCTAGAGATCGAATACGGTGATCTCAATTTCTTACCAAAGGCAACGCAACTACCTATCTAGGAGTCGTTATGAACAGTGTTACCGAAAGCATCAAGGACAGCTTCAGTATTCTAAGCGAGTACTATAGTGATGATGGTGAACGTAAGGCATACCTGATTGATGATCAGGTAAGTAACCAACGCACAGTGCACTGCTATTGTGACTCGAAAAGCGGTATGCTTCTTGACCGCATTATTGATGTCACTGGTCACAGTGTGTGTTATGGTGAGGACGCTGCCGAGAACTGGGTGACGTACGTAATAAGGTAATGGATATCTACGAGGGGTTTGCTGCGTACCAAACATACGTAGCTATTCGCAATCACTTTAAGCAGGACAGCTATGACTTCTTTAAATATAATGGAAAGACTCGGGTTAGACAAGACAGTTTTCTTAAACGTAACGACAGATATTTCTTCGCCAAACTACAACGTAAGCTCAGCTCAAGTGAGCTGGTGGGTTTCTTTGTAGCCAATTTCATTAACGATGATTCCAATTGGTCTGGTTCTCTTGTCACTGAGAACAGTATGTCAGTGTACAGCCAATGGATGAAGAAGATACAATCCCTATCATATACTTTTGAGCAGGATTGCCTAACTCTTAAAGAAGCAGTTGACATTAATGGCAAAAGCTTCGATAATCTATTCACCGCTGATGGAAGCCATCCTCCTTTGTTAAAGTTGTACCTTGGCAATAGGATTCAGTTGGAGACCATGGTGATAATCGATCAGGTCTTACGATACAGTAAGAGCTGGTCAAAGGATCTTGACGACGACATAGTATGGAACAATGTGAAAAGTCTGATAGATAACTATAGTAGCTTTGTGCAGGTCGATCGTGACAAGTACAAAGCTATTATGAAAGCAGCATTCGTATGAATGCTACACAACGCATATAACGCATACAAGGAATAAACAAATGGCTACATCTTTCTCAGAGCTTAAGCGCTCACGCTCTTCGTCCCTCGAGACACTCATTACGGAAACCAGTAAGCTAGCTGCCGGCAACAAGCCACAAGGGCAGCAAGAAGAACGTTTCTGGAAGCCCACAGTAGACAAGGCAGGTAACGGCTATGCTGTTATTCGTTTCTTGCCTGCTGCGCAGGGTGATGACTTACCTTGGGTACAGACATGGAACCATGGCTTTCAAGGTCCTGGTGGTTGGTATATCGAAGAGTCCCTTACTACAATTGGTAAGAAGGATCCGTTGTCCGAATACAACTCTATGTTGTGGAACACCGGTATCGAGGCAAACAAAGATCAAGTCCGTAAGCAGAAACGACGACTCAACTATATCTCAAACATCCAAGTGATTAACGATTC